CCCAGATCTCCAAAGTCTAAATCGGGGGTGTAATAAAGAGATTCTATATTAGAAGCAGAACCTGCCGTATTAAAAGCATTTCCAGTGTCGTGATTATAAATATAGCCTGTGTTATCCCCATGATATAGTTGTTCTACTCCATTTTGATCTAGCCCTGAAGCAAACCCGTTAGCTTGTATTCCTTTAGTTTCTGACCATTCAAACCCATTACGAGTAAGTGTCCCTATAATGCCTTTAGATATAGCAGCACTTTTACTTGTATCAGTATAAAATAATCTATATTGAGATTTACTTCTTAAAACACCGCTAGTAATAGTATAGCTATTAATACTGTCAGCGATAGCACTTACAACTTTTTGTATTTGTCTGCTTACAGAGCTTAACTCTACGTCACCAATCCTAGCCGTACCTGCAACAGTACGAATACCATCGGGACTTAAAAATAACAGGTCACCTCCTACTTCTTGAATGCTACCTGCATCTAAACAACCAACATTTTGTGTTATAGGGACAACAGCAATATTGTCACTGTCACTTATATTTACAAGTTTATAAATACTGTTTTTACAGAATATAATTAAGTCTGCTCTAAAACTAGCAAGCCCTATAACAGCATCTGTTAATTGAATACTTCCTGCACCTGATCCACTGAATGAGTCAGGATCAAAGTTTGAACTATAATAAATAGTATTTTTAGCAGTAGGCGCACCACCAACAACAAAATGATTTTCGTGCATTACACCTACAGCAGGAGCAGTTGTACTGCTTACAGTTATTTCTCCTGCAAAAAAAGTTCTATCTGCTAATGCTCCGGTGCCTGTCATCTTAAAAAAGAAAGGCTCATTAACTCCATCACATATTAAAAGTTCACCATAGTCAGTAGTACCTTCAAATAGAGCAAAAGAACATCTTCCTTGACTGGTTCTGGCAGCTAAAGAGCGTCCTGTAAATGTACTATAGTTATCTCCACCACCAGCAACACTTGCTCTGTTTACCTGTAACCAACTAGTTCCGTCTTGACTAAAAAATACTCCTGTACCTGAACATACAATTAAGCCATCTGCATAAACAGACATTCCCAGTACGGCATTGCCGGAGTTAGGACGAGCAGAAGAGCCTCCACCAAACAAAGAAAAACCATTAATACGCCTGTATCCGCCATCAGGATCAACTTCAAAGTTAAGTAACTCTGTAGCGGAGCCTGGAAAAGCCATAAGCTCAAGTTGATTTAAATTTACATTTAAACCCCCTCTACATGGCAAGGCGAAAGGTTGAGACATTAGACGTACCTAATCCTGTCATCTTTGAAGTAACCTGGAGTAGACTCCATAAGGTGTAGCTTCATTAGCCTAAGACCTCTACGATAATCTTCTAAAGCAAAAGCAGCCGCTTGAGGGTTTTCTTTAAACTGATGCACATAGTATCTGGCTCTAGCTAAGAGAACAGGTTTATAAGTGTTAGGAAATACTATTTGATCTCCATGTGCAGAAAGTTCTGTTGGAAGATCATATGCATAAAACCAAATACGGTATACTTGGTCGGGTATAGGACTTAATCCAAACTTTCTATTGTCAGGGCTTTTTATAACTCTGGAAGGAACACCATAATTTTGAGTATCTGCGTCATCTTTATTTTGACCTACTCTAAAATAGTCTTTCCATTCTTCTGTAGTAGTAAAGCGTAAGTTACGAATAGTATAAGGAGCAGACTCTCCTGAAACTCCTACCGTAGTAAGAAGAAAGTTATCCCAATCTATATAACCATAATCAGTAGTTAAACTAGAACTACTAGATTTTAATAGATACCACCTTGTCCCTGCTACAGTTTCAACATACACGTTCCCATACATAGGATCAGTAGCACCACTAAGTGCTGTTGCAAGAAAAGGCCATTGAGGTTCTTCGCTTACAAGATCAAGATAGGCTCTATTAATGCTATCTTTAATATGTGCCTGAACACCCAACGCAGAGGAAAAGGTTGCACTAGTTAAAGTAACTTCATTAAGCTCTCTTAGAAGCTCATTAGATAAATTAAGATATGTTTCAGCCATAAATAATTACTTTTTATGCTTTTTCATTATGGGAAAATTAACAGCTTTACTTGCTCCTTTATGAGGTTTAAACCCATCTTTAGGATCTTTCATCATTTGGAAGCCTTTCTTAGTCTTCATCCAGTGATACCCTTTAGGAGCAGGAACTTTCATGCTGTTTTTTGAATACTAATAGAAACAACTTCTAAGGCATTTTTACCTGTATCTCCATAACCTTTAGAAACATTAAGAACATTAGCTTTTTGACTACAATGTTGTTCAAGTTCTTGAATGCTACTGTATGCTTTTACTGAAGCAGTTTCTTTTGTTTCTTTATCTTCGTATACCATACTTTTCTCCTCAAACAAGAAGATTTATTATTTTGTGTGAACTAGCAAGTTTTTGTATCTCTAGTCTTCCATCTTTTTGTATATAAAGAAGAGGTTCTATTGATTCAACAATCTCTTTAACAACTTCACCTTCTCCACCTACACGCAAACTTTCTTGTTTTTTAATAGCTATCTTTTGCCAAGATACTAAAGATGTATTAGATACAGAATTAACTTCCATATTTATTTAATCTTGTGAGCTACTAAAAGTTTTACTTTTTTCTCTACAGGCATCAAACTCAGATTTATGATTAAAAATCTTTTCATAATTTTCATCATATTTATTTTTATTAAATCCTTTTCTAAAACGACTTTCTTTAGAAACAATCGCTTTACGAAACATAACAGGATTTTTTTCTGATCCAAGCTGTGCCATTTATATCTCCATATAAAAGAATAGGGAGCCGCAAAGCAGCCCCCCATGCTTAAAAGTCTAGTCAATACCATAAAAGGCAGAGACTAATGCTTCACCTCGAAGAACTTTTGCACCATAGACATGAAGTCCACGGACAATATCTCCAAAGCTATCAGGATCACGTATTACTTCAGTATTAGTAATCGTCTGAGCCGTAGCTGTAGATGAAATATGACCACCAATGCACTTACCTGCTGCATTAGTTGTATCAGCAATGTTATTGCTCTTGTACATATTAAATCCACGCAACAGACCAGAAGATACTAGACCGTTTCGTATAGATCCTTGACCTGCGTTGTAATCTACTGACAGGAGTTTAGATGAGCTGGAAGCCAAGACTTCATAAAAGTCAGGACTTGCCAGGAACCATCGTCCCTCTTCAGGTACATTTTGCTCATCAAGAAGACGAGCCATGTGACCTAAAACGTCAATCGGGTCATGCTCATTAGTGCCAAAACCGATGTCAAGATTACCAGTACCATCAAAGGTACCTTCAGCAAGGTCAGTAGCGTTATCAGAACCCAATATATGATTAGGACTTGATGCAGAAACACCCGCAAACAAAGCTGCAATTACACCTTCATCGAAGGCATCACGCAAAGCGTATGCGGCGGATGATGTTGCTACGTCACGAAAGTTTACATGAGACATGTTTGTTTCTATGTCATCAACAATAAACTTAAATGCATTAGCAGTATCAACAATCAAACTAACTTCTTGGTCTTTAAGTTTGGTTGCTGTTACATCTGCTCCACGTTCATACTGATATACAGTGATATCAGGTTCTTTGATTATCCTTACCGTGTCGCCAAAACCAGCAATTTCACCTGCATAATCCGTATTCGTTATAGCTTCCGCTACAGACGCTTTACGGAAAAAGTTTAGAACTTGCTTAGAGTAGACTTTCGGCAAGAAAAACGAGTTTGTTTGACCCGATACGGAATTACCAAAGTTAGCATTGGTATCTGTACTCGGCTCAAAAAACTGATCGCTTTGATTATAAGCCATTTAAATTTCTCCTAAGAAAAGAATCATTCTTTGCGAATTCTTCCTTCAGAAATAGCTTGACGAATATCTTCTTCATACTTATCAAACTGATCCAAAGACATCTTCGCAATTTCAGTTTCGGTCCAAATCTTAGCTTGTTGTGGTTCTACATTTGTAGTTTTGGTAGAAACCATATCAGCAGCAGAAGCCGTAGTAGGCTGTCTACGATTTGAACGCTTTTGTCGAGAACTTTGTCCTTTTCCAGACTCCAACTTATAAAGATCAAGAGCTTTGACAGCTAAAGAAACATTATCTGGATTCCTAAGTACCCAATCTTGAATTTGTTCTGGCTGTTGTTCTGTCCACTCTTTAAAGTCATCTGAGCCTCTGATATCTTCAAAGTCTGGATGCCTTTCTTTAAGGGTAGCTTCAGCTTCTCTTTGTACAATCTGAGCCTCTCTAGCTTCTAAAGCAGAAAGTTTCTGATGAACTCCAGAGAGTTGCTGTTCAGCCCTTTGATGAGCTACAGTTTCAACTGTGTCATACAAATCAGGATAGTCTTCTTTAAACTTAGCTAAGTCTTCAACAGATTTAGGAGCTTCATAAGCTGGTTCTCTGGATTGAGCTTCAGATAAAAGTTCCTGTTCTCTATTTCTAAATTCAACAAGTTTAGAATCATAATGTTTTTTTAAATCGTCATATCTTTTTTTATAGTTGGTTTCAGTAGAAGAATCTTCTGAAGGGGCCGATTTCTTTCGAGAACGGGTAGCCTTTTGTGCAGGTTCGAGGGCGTCATCTTCATAATATACTTCATCTGCTTGGGGCATACGTTTACCGTCTGCCTTGTGCCAGGGTTTCCTCATATTATAAGGGTTGGGTAGCTCTTCCTGTTCTTCTACTATGTCTGTTTCAGACATTGTTTACTCCTTTTCTAAGGGGCTTGTTTTTCTTGCAAGGTAGCCAATTCTAAACGTCTAAAGAATCTGGGGCTTGTCTATTACAAGGTAGCCTTATATTAAAAATTAGCCCATTAAACTGGGAGCGCGATTGGATCTAAGCATAGATTTTTTAATCTCGTCTTGAGCAATCTTTTCATACGCTAAAGGATCTCCATCCTTTTGAGCATATAAAAGCCCGCCAGTCTGTACTGGACTTCTTGTTTTGCCACCATCAAAATTACGTTCAGCATCATCCATCATTGTTTGAAGGTTATCTGAACCTAATTGATCAGTAGCTTTTTTGGTGAATACAAACTCGCCATCTGACAATCGTGCAGGTATTGAGTCTGATACACCTGTTCCTGGGCCTTCAACTTCTCCAGCACCAGTAAACTCAGAAGCAGTTGTAACAACTTTGTCAAAGATTTGACTTAGTTGAGGATCTGCCTCTAAAGCATTCATTAAATATGTTTGTTCTTCTGTATCTAAAGACTCTGTTATTACAAAGTCCATGTACTTGTCTTCCATTTCTTCATCAGGCAATTGTGAAGCCTCTGCTTCTGCCATCTCTTCAGGTGGAATATTAGGGTAGGTATCTACTGGCATATCGTTTGCCATTCCTTCCATTTCTGGAGGAACCATTAAAGAACCGCCTTCTTGGTAATTTATTCTTCCACCCATAGCTTTTTCTTTTTTAGGAAAAAACTCTTCGTCTGGATCATGTCCCGATAGTTCAACTTTTCTTTGTAAAATGTCTACAAGACTATCTCCAAAACTCTCTGCAATTTCTTTTTCTTGAGCAGGAGTCTTAGCTCCTTTCATTAACAAGTCATAGAACCTTACCTGATCATCTAACGCTTCCTCTGGAGTTTGAATCTCACTTCCTTCATCATAATTTTGTCTTGAAAGCATAGAGCCTCCCATAGCTTTACCCTTTTTAACTTCAGTTGAATACTCTTTACCGTCAAAAGTAAAAGTTTCTTCACCAGCGTTATGTGCTTTGCTAAAAGCCTGTTCAAACTCTGAAGCTTTCTCTGGAGGTAAATCTAGTTCACCTAATGAATAACCTACACCAAATCCGCCTATTCCTGTTATTCCTTGTTTTTTTCTAGTTCTTTTTGTTTCCCCTCCAATATCTTCAGCAATTTTTTGCTGTTCAGTTGAAGGTTTAGTTAAAGCTTTAAATATTAAAGTAAGTTCATCAATAAAATCTTTAGAAGCCCCTCCACCGCTTTCACGAGCAAATAATTTTTCATTCTTTTTTAGAGCATTTACAGGAACTCCTGTACTTTTACTAACATCGTCAAAAGCTTGACGTTTGGTTCTTCCTCGACCTATTTCTTTTTGTACCATAGAGTGCAAACTATCAGAAATTTTACGTATGCCCTCACCAGCTTCATCTGCTGTATTAGCTAATAAACTTAGTAATTTTATTGCCATTACTCTTTCCTATCTAAAGTTTCAGACACGTTAGCTTTCAATTGCTCTAGGCGTACCAGCAAACTCGCCTTCCCCTGGCTGCGGTATATTTCCTGTTCCGATGTTGCCCCCACCAGTACCTGTAGCTCCAAGTCCTTGAGCTTCAGGAGGTACTCCTTGAGGGGTTCCCATAGCTCCTGGTTGTTGGTTACCGGGGCCAGCTTCTTCGCCAGTTGCTTGTCCAGCATTCTGCATTCCTATTATTCGCGCCATAAGTGCCGCTTCATCAGCATTATTCAATAACTCATCAGGATCTAGCTCTAAACTAACAGCCAGTTCACTAATCAATTTATTTATCTTGATAAAGGGAGCTACAGCAGGATTTTGAATAGTTTGTAAGAAAGTAGTTAGTCGTTGACTTCTTACTTCTTTTTGCATCAAGCTATTAGTGCCTGTTGCTTTGACTTCAAGATCACCTTGAATATCCAGTTTGTCATCAAGGAACTGCATGTTCCATTGAAAATAAGATTCTCCAATAGGCTTTAAAAGAAAATCATCTAGATTTTTAATAACTGTTTTAATATTTAAAGAGGCAGCACCTAGCAACATCGACATCCCTGAAGCAGTACGAGTCATGCTCTGTACACCTGTCATGCCGTGTGAGTAGCTAGGTATGCCTGTTTGTTCATCAGCAAGTTGCCTGAACTTATCAAACATCATCATGTTTTCTGTTGATGTGTTAGGAAACTTCAAACCATTTATAGCTGTTCCAGGTACTCCAGCTTGTCGCCTGAATATCTTGCCTGGATATATTTCCATATTCTGACCGCCTACAAGAGCAGTCTCATCTACATCAAAAACAAGAGAACCTGATAGTGCAAGATTATCTATTGCCATACGTGCATGACCATTCATAATCTTTTGTGAATCGTCCATGTTTTCAGCAACACCTATACCAAAGAAGCTATAGGGATTCCTTTCGTAAGGGAAAGCATGGTAGGGTAGTCTGAAAGGAGTAAAAGGATTAACAACGGCTCTTAAAAGTTTTCCGTTACACATCCACGCATTAATCTGTACTTCATCAAGATCATCTACGTCTTCTGAAATATCCATCCCTACTTGTCGAGCATACTCAGCGTCCATGACGCCCCAATACTCAACAACTTCAAACATACCACTACCATATGCTTCGCTACGTTGATCATCTTTTAAAGCAGTCTCGTAATCTTTTTCTTCGTAGTTTGGACCTGCTGCTAATGCCTCACGAATAGCATCCTTATTAAAGTAAGGCATCTTAGCTAATGATCTTAACTTAGTGCGATTCATCTTATGTCGGTGAAATACATATTCGCACTCATCTATATTGGTTGCGTTAGGATCAGGAAAGAAATCCCAGATACTAACAAACTCAATACGAGGAACTCTTACATCAACAGGGTTATAAGCTCTTTCTCCGTTATCATCTTCATCCCACTTATTAAGTGTTTTGTTGAAGTTAAACGGTCCTTTGATAATCCCTGTACCAAATAAAGAAGATTCAAACAAAGCATTTCTTATTTCACTTGATCCATTTGATTCTTCTATTTGATCATGTATAAGCGTTTCCATTTTCCTTGCAGATTCTTTAGCAGGGCTGACAGAAAAAGCTTGAGGATCTATTGCTGGTCCATCTATTAGTTCTTCTTCAAGAGCTTTATTGATGGGAACTACATCAAACTTGCCACTATTAAAAGTAGCTCCAGGCTTTAAGACTTTACCATCTCCTTCAAATCCAACATCAAAAGGATTTTCAGAGTCAGTATCACCTTCTCCTCTGGGAACAGAAGTTTCAATACTAGGTATAGGAGTATTGTTGTCGAGGTGAGCATATTCAGCTACACCTTCAGGCATTTTAGTTTCTGATATACCTATAGGAAACTTGTTTGCTCCAAAGATAACGTCAACAAGTTGACCAAAAGCGGCTAGAACTTTTGTCTTTGTTACCTTAACAAAAACTCTAGACTTTTCGCTTTCTCGAAAACGTACATCTTTAGCATAAAGACCACGATAATTTTGGTAAGAAGTAATCCACCTACTTTCATCAAGATCTCTTGCACTTTCAGCAGCTTGATATCTATCTATAAGTAATGCAACAAGGTTGTTACGCAAGGACTCCTCTAGAGTAAGCTCCAGACCTTGCTCATCCTCTACATCTTCAAAATAGAGTTCATTTGCTGTTAAGCTATTTTCTTCAGCCATTAGCTAATCTCTATTGGTCAGGAGTAGCACCAAGGTGTAAAAATTCAACAAGGTAAGTTACTGTCGTTGCTGCTGTTGCAAGGTCGTTAGCCAAAGGCTTCAAGCGAGCATATAGTGTTCGTGCTGCTGCTGAATAAAGTGTACTTGCAATAACAATTGCTTCACTTGTAGCAGGACCACCTACAACACCAGCAGTTGTTGATGTACTTACAAACTGGTTAGCTGCATGACCATGAGAGTTTTGAATAATGTACAACGGTGCATTAGCTGTCCAAGTTACTGCTGATCCGCCATCATCAAGGATAGCTTCTTCATCAATAATCTGACCACCACCTGCGGCAGTACCTAGATCAAAGTCAACATCATCACCTGATGCTCCAGCAGTAACAATGTTACCGGCAGGAATTGCAATCAAATTCCGAATAATAGTGTCTGCGGGTTGTGTGAATGAAACGTCATAGGTTGCATCTGCGGTTACTGCGATAGTGCCAGTTGTTACAGAAGTCCATGAAGTAACTAAATTATCAGCAATCTCTCGAACATCACTTGTCCTTGCTGAGTTTCTGCCAGTATCTCTTACGTTATAAACTGGATTTGCCATTTGTACATTACCTCGATTGAGTTATTAAATTATTTTACTAACAGTTAAACCATTAGCCGAAGTTATTATTATTATTAGTATCCAAACACACTATCCGAAGGTGTGTATGCTTGTTCCATCCTCATTAATCTTAATTGATTAACAGGGTCATTAGCTCTAGGTCTAGACATAATAAGATAACGCAAAGCATCATAAGCATGATCCGCTGCGTGTGTGTCTACATCTTCAGGGTTTGATTTAGATAAGGGAATACTTTGAAGTTCGCGTATCAGGCTCGGACATGTATTAAATATCTGTAATTTGGGCCTACCGCTTTGCTGTAATCTCAAGTATTCGTGAATCTGAATTTTACCCTGTATCCTATTCTTGTCTGATCTTCTTAACTTGTGTCCTTGTTTAACTAAAGTTTCACCTACTGTTGGTCCAGTAGTTCCTGTTCTGTTCCATGCTGCTGTATCTAAGACACCAGTTACGGAAAAAGGGTCATCTAATTCCATTTCAGTTATCTTATAACCTAAATCCTGTCCAGTAAGTCCTTTTATATAAAGTTCTCTATAAACTATCAGAGTATTATCTGTTGGATCTATTGCTGCCCATATACAAGCAGACTCACTAGCATAACCATAGTCAATACCCTTAACTCTTTCCCAGTTCAAAGGAATTTGAAAAGGAGGAATAATATGGTCTTCTACGGTAAACTCAGTAAAAGCTGCTCCTTCATTAACGTCCCAATTACCCTCAAGCAATTGTCTACGCTGTGTAGGCGGCAGAGCCTTTAACATTTGCTCGTATCTACCGTCTTCTGCCAGATACGGATTATCTACTAATCTAGCAGGTATAAACTTTCGTGTAAGGCCGTCACTGCCTTGAAAACTGTCATTAGGTGGAGATGGGTCAATATACCGCTTTTTGACCCACTGCGCTCCAACTCCACCAGGGTTTGCCGTACAACGCATGTAAGGTATAATCTCACTATCTGTTGTCCGTAGCCTTGATGCTAGATAGTTCCAAGAAAACTCAGTTGGCAGGTGAGTAATCTCATCGAACCCTATCCAACTATATGCCTGTCCTTGGTAACGATACACATCAGCATCTCTCTCAAGAAACCCAAACTCTACTTTAGCCCCTGACGGGAAGTTCCACATCTTTTCAACTTCACGGTACTTGCAACCTGGAAAAGCCTGTGGGTACAGTTCCCTTGACTTGTCTATCAACTCACGCAGTTCGGGCATAGACCTACGAATGATCAAGGCTCTATGTGCGGGTCTATGAGCATACCGCAAAGGATCAACAAGCATGGCGTAAGACTTCCCGCCTCCTGCTGCTCCCCCGTATAACACATCAGTCTCACCAGCAGCTAAAAACTCTGTTTGCGGCCCTTCATTCGGAGCAAAGATAACAGAGTCATTAACTATCTCTTTATACGAATCAGGTAAGACCTCTACGTCAACAACTTTACCTTCATTTGTTGTTTTATCAGCAGGTTCATCTAATTTCTTAAAGACCTGCTTTTTTTTCTGTAACTGTTTTTCTGTTTGAGCAACTTTAGATCGTAAAGCTGCTAACTTTTTATTCCCTTGCCTTACTGACTTTCTGGCGGTTATCTTGGCTTTTTGTTCAGAGTGATAATTATATTGTCGTGTTTCTCTTAAACCTTCTTTAGCCAGATATGTTTTTAATGTTTGGTGTGATATCTTTGCATCAGGTAGTTTACTTTGTATGTACTCTACCCCTTGTCTAAGTGAAGATAACTCCTCGTTAGCTATTTTAAGTAAAGTTTCTTCTAGTACCTCCAGATGCCCGTCAATGGCTTCTAACTGGTTCTTTTCTTTGTTTAGTGTATACCCAAAAGGTATTGAACCTCGTCCCTTTGGCTTGGTTTTAGGAAACCTCATTGTACTCCGCGTCTACTGTTGCCGGTTTCTTAGCGGGTAAAATGAATAATGCTCCACTTGTATCTTCTACGTTATGATTTACATCTATTCTATCCGCTTTTCCTAAACCTATTCTATCCAGTATAGTCTGTGCAGCTTGTACCTTCACAGTTGATTGCGGTATTGGTTCATTAGAGTTCATTACTTCTACAAGCTTAAAAGCAGCTTGCGGTGCTGACTGAGCTAAGATTTCTGAGGCTAAGTCAATAATCTCATCTTTTAAAGATTTGACTACTTGTAAGTGACTATTATCCGCATAACCCGCCATCTCAGCAGCTTTCTTTGGATCACCTCCTGTCTTAAACAGACTATCTAAAAAACATTGTTGTTTTTCCGTGTACTCCCTTTCCTTTTTCTTTGGGGTAGGAAGAAACCTGGACGTAGAATTAGCCATAGTTAAGTATTATAGTTCTAAAATAAGGTTTGTCAAGTATTTAACATAATATTTACATTATAATATTAAATAATATAAGTACGGGTAATGCGAGGGATTAACAATATCTAAACCCCAAATTATCTTTTTTATTTAATTTTAAAAAAATCTTGACAGATTTTATTTTGATCACTACAATATTGACAATATTTCAAAGGGCTAAACAGTGTATTGTAAGAAAAACAAATTAAAATAAAAATAAATTAAAATAAGTTATGTAAAATATTTAAAATATTTAAAATAATAGGGCAACTATATTTACATAAGATAGTCCTTTTATTTAACCTTCCCTCTCTACCCTCTGTAGAGCTTTTAAAGCTGTTTAAACCCCCTTAGACATACCTGGCAACCCCTTACAGGCTTCTCCATGCTCTGACAAGCCTGACAAGCTTGAAAGGGTTTAAAATGTCTGAGCATCCTATATATACTGGGGGCCACCCCCCTGGCCTCCTGCCCCAGGCTAACGACCAGGCTGAGGCGCGCCCCTCTGTTCACACGTTAGCTGCCACCTTTTATGCTCGTTAGACGCGCCATGCTTTGCTCGTTAGTCGCCCCTTTTCAATATTGTTAGTCTTGCACCTTTGTTAATGCGTTAGAAAATCGCTAACAATTCTATTGAGTCTTAAAATATTTAAAAGAAGAGCGCACCCTTTCAATATTGTTAGTATTTAAATTTAAATAGTTAGCGCCATTGTTAAATTGTTAGATATTTTGCGGTTGTCAATATTGAAAGGGTTACAATATTTGGAAAATATAAAAATGTTTAAAATAGTCAATGTGTCGATGGTCGTTTATTTTAAATATTGTCAATCCGTACAATGGTCTATGAGTCAATTAACCTATTCGGCTATAGGTGGTCGATAGATATGTATAGATATAGGTGTTGCATTAACATGATATATGAGTAATATATAGATCATATTCACAAGTAAGGGTTTGAAGGGTCACTATCTTTTGTCAATTGTTCCATTGATTGACGCGGTAGAAGTAACAAGTAGCACGCTTTAAAAGAGTGGAAAAAATGCCGGTTTTTTTGGTAGATGCTGAGTGATTATAGTGACGTTGTTAATTCCCTGAAACGCTGAAGTAAAAGTAGGCGGTATATTATAGGCGAGCAAAAACCCGCGATGAGGTCCGGCTCGAAAAACTTGCAAAAATTATCTGAATTTCCGGCACAACGGTAAAGGTGGTATCTAGCGTTCGTACAATATAGACGTGATGGGCTTTATGTGATTAGTTAGCCCGTTGGCAACGTCGGCCAATGTTAGCTTGCAATGGCGCTCTGGAAACGGTGGGGGAAATTCTGGAAAAAATTAAAAATATGAGATAGCTAGACCGCTA